GTGAGGATAGCGACTTTGTAAAGGTGCGTGTAAGAGGGATATTCCCTAGTGCATCGGACACACAATTTATATCCGCATCAATCGTGGATGAAGCGCAAAAGCGAGTGTACAGAGTTGGTGAGTTTGACAATCTACCTGTAATCATCGGTGTAGACCCTGCATGGACTGGTGGCGATACATTAGAAATCGTGATGCGCAATGGCTATTCCATGAAGTGCTTGGCAACCATTGAAAAGAATGACGATGATATGCGTATGGCTAATCTCATTGCACAATTCGAGGATGAATACAAAGCCGATGCAGTATTTATCGACCAAGGTTACGGCACTGGTATATACAGTATCGGTAAATCAATGGGTAGACGATGGCGGTTAGTTGCCTTTGGTGGTGCATCGCCTAACAATATGTACCTCAATATGCGTGCGTACATGTGGGGCGAAATGAAAGAATGGCTAAAAGAGGGCGGTTCAATTCCTAATGAACAAGGATTGTATGATGACCTCGTAGGGCCAGAAGCGATCATTGATAAAAACGGCCGTATCCAACTTGAAAGCAAAAAGGATATGAAAGAGCGTGGCTTACCATCACCGAATAAAGGCGATGCATTAGCCTTGACCTTTGCATTTAGGGTCACTAAAAAAGTAAATGGCAATCACAGAAGAGTAGCGAATACAGAGTACAAACCATTTGGGTAAAGGGGGAATGTGAATGTGTATGAAAGCTAAAACACCAAGTGTTACTACACCAGCACCTGCACCAGTCGCACAGACTGATGACATGACGCAAAAGAAAGATGAACAATGGTTCACTGATAAAAAGCGTAAGAAAACTGGTTATGACAGCACCATCTTGGCTAGTGCGTTAAATCAAGCCACAGGCAAAACAACATTAGGCGGTTAATATGAGTACTATTTTATCAAGCCTAGCAAGGCAACCTACAGAAAAGCCTGTAACTAAGCCAAAAGACTACAAGAAAATAAAAGCTAAATTCAATCAGATGTTCACCAATCGTCAAAAGTACGTTGAAAAATGGAAGATGATTAGAGATTATCAGTTGCCATTCCTTGGTGTGTTTGATGGTGAGCAAGACCAATCGAAACTATATACCGATAAAATCCTTACTGGTATTGCATGGGAAAGTTGCCAGATATTTGCTAGTGGTGTAATGAGTGGAATGACACCGCCTAGCCGTAAATGGTTTAAGCTAACCATGGAAAATACGGATATGGCAGCGAATAGCGATGTAGCAAAAGTATTAGATGAACGTGAAGAAATATTGTATGCAGTGTTTGCAAAATCCAATTTCTACAATGTGGTTCACCAAGTCTATATGGAACTACCGTTCGGACAAGCGCCGATGTCTATCATGCCTGATGGTAAAGTTGGTGTACGTTTCACATCGTATCCAATCGGTACTTACGCATTAGAGTGCAATGCTAATGGTGAGGTTAACACGTTTGGGCGAAAGTACAACATGACTTGCGACCAACTCGTGGAAGAGTTTGGATATGATAACTGTACCGAAAAGATTAAAAATGCATACGATGATGGCAAGGGTAATGCAACTGTATATACTGTTTGTTGGCTAGTGTGCGAAAACAAAGACCGCAATGGAAAACTGGGAAACAAGAACATGCCTTATTCCTCTATTTACTGGGTTGAGGGGAGTAGAGATGATGAAATCTTGCGACATAGTGGCTATGAAGAATGGCCTATTCCGATTGCACGGCACACTACACATGATCTAAATGGTTATGGTAAAGGTAGTGCGTGGTTCGCACAATCTGATGCAATGATGCTACAGAAATTGGAACTAGACCGATTGACTGCTATTGAACTAGGGGTTAAACCACCTATGGCAGTATCATATGATGTAATCGGTAGTGTATCACTATTCCCTGGTGGTATTACAGAAGTAGATACAGGTGATAGGGTTGAACCTATATTTAATGTAGGTCTAAATCTCGATTGGATAATGCAACAAATCATTGAAGTTAAAGACAGTATCAAGCGTGCATATAGTGCTGACTTATTCCTAATGTTAGACAATATGGACAATGGACAGATGACGGCAAGGGAAGTCATGGAACGCACGCAAGAGAAGTTACAACAATTAGGGCCTGTAGTTGAAAGGTTACTATCTGAATTTCTTAATCCGATTATCGAACGCACCTATGCGATACTAGATCGTGCTGGTGTATTTCCACCAATCGATGAAGCATTGGCGGAACAGTTAAATGGACAGGATGTAAAGATAGAATACATTTCGCCATTAGCACAAGCACAAAAGGTATCGTCTTTGACATCTATTGAGCAGTACTTTGCATTTCTTATGTCATTGGCGCAAGGTAATCCTAATATTCTACAAAAATTTAATTTTGAAGAAGCAGCGGATTATTATGGTGTTAACCTCGGTGTACCTGCAAAAGTAATTGTATCCAATGACGAATATCAAGCTAAGATGCAAGAGCAACAACAGGCACAACAAGAACAAGAGGAACAAGCACGAATGATACAAGTAGCACAATTAGCACCTCAAATGGCTAGTGCGGCGAAACAAGCTACTGATGCGGCAAATGACGGAAACCCTGTAATGCAACAATTAATGGGAATGGGGTACTAGATGAAACAAAAAAGAGATTATATGCGAGAGCGTGATATTGAAGCGTTGAACCACGTACTGAGTACTAAACTCGGTAGGTGGTTTTTTTGTCGGATTTTTGACCATACAGGCATTTTAAAGCGTTCGTTTACTGGTAATTCAGAAACATTTTTCAATGAGGGCAGGCGGAGTGTAGGTCTAACTTACATGAATATGCTAGGTCAAATTGGCGATGGTATAGAGGGTGTTAAGAAATACCATCAAGCACAACTGGAATATATCCAACAACAAAAACTATTTAAGGAATTAGAAGAGAAAGGTGAATAACCATGGCAGATGAACTAGAACAAGGCACGAATAATAACACAGGTAGTGCAGATGGTGGTACGCCACAGGACCCGAACACACAAGACCAACCAAATACGATTTTAGGCGGTGGCGGTGATAATAACACCGACCAACCTGCAGAACCTATTGTATATGACTTTTCAACTGCATTTGAGGGGGGCGAAGTCGACCAAACCATCGCAGATGAGTTTTCTAAAATGCTAAATGGTGTAGGTGCTACGCAAGAGCAAGCGGTGGAACTAGCGAAGTTTGGCAACAAATACGCAACGGACATCGTGAGTGCTTATGAAACACAAAAGCAAGAGGCACTAAAAGCACAATACGATGGGTATGCAGAAAACGCTAAAAAGGTATTAGGTAATGAATTTGACGCTGCTGTAAGCAAAGCGGCCGCTGGTATAGAGGCAGTAAAAAAGATAATCCCTAATATCCGTGAAATCCTAGCTGAAAACGGCTTAGGTAATCGTGTAGAAATGATTCAATTATTCAAACATATTGCTAATATGGCTAGCGAAGATAACAACGCAGGGAATGGAAGTCCTGCAAATCAAATTACAACAGAAAAAGATTTGGCGGACGCTATTTATAAAGACATGTAAAGGAGATTAATATATGGCAATCGGAGTAATGAACCCAACAATTTTAGATGTTACAAAACGCATGGAGGGTGATGGAACACTTGGCAATATCATCGAAATTATGGAGCAGACGAATGAAATTTTAACGGATATGACAATGCTTGAAGGTAACTTGCCTACAGGGAACATATCCACCGTTCGTACTGGTTTACCTAAAGTCGCTTGGCGGGTATTTAATGACGGCGTAGAACCAAGCAAATCTACAACTGCACAAGCAACTGATACTTGCGGTATGCTAGAGGCTTATGCTGTAGTAGACCGTGATTTAGCAGATATTTCTAATAACGCAAAAGAATTTCGCTTACAAGAAGATCGTGCTTTCTTAGAATCGATGAACCAAGAAATGGCAACTACGCTATTCTATGGCTCTAAGGCTATGCCTGAAAAATTCGTAGGCTTTACGCCTCGATATTCTGATAAAACTGCTAAAAGTGGTGAAAACATTATCGATGCTGGCGGTACAGGTGCTAACTTAACATCTATTTGGTTAGTAGTATGGGGTCCTAACACAGTACATGGTATTTATCCTAAAGGCTCTAAAGCTGGTTTCAAATGGGATGATGATGGCGTAGTTGATGTAACTACTAACGATGGTAAAAAATACAAAGCATATCAAACACACTACCAATGGAAGAATGGCTTAACCGTTCGTGATTGGAGATATGTGGTTCGTATCTGCAATATCGATGTAACTAAATTGACTAAAAACGCTGCTACTGGTGCAGACCTTATCGACTTAATGATTGATGCGGAAGAAAAAATCCCTAACCTTGGTATGGGTAGACCAGTATGGTACATGAATAAAACTGTTCGTGGGTGGTTGCGAAAACAACTTAACGAGGGACACAAATACCAAACTGCTGCAGGTAAAGAACCAGGTAAGATTACAGTTGATTTCAATGATACACCAGTTAGACGTACTGATGCATTAATTATTGGTGAAGAACAAGTTAAATAATTAGGGGGTAACGATATATGCTATTAGATAAAGAGAATATTTTTTACAACAAACAAGCAATCACATCCAACACAGTATCTACCGCAGTTTATAATGGCGGTGGTGATGCGTATAAAGCACCATGGCTAGTAATCCGCATCGATAAAGATGTAACTGGTACACCATTATTCAATGTGTATACATCCAATAAGGAAAATATGGAAAGTGCGGTATTGCTACATGGTATTACATTACCTGCAAATGCTAAGGCTGGTACTGAAGTTGTAACACGTTTAGGTACAGGTGCTAAGCAATACATCAAAGTTAATGCCAACAACATGACAGGCGGTACTATTTCCGCATTCTTAGTGTTTGATGTGAATATGGTTTAAGAGGTGTATTATGTTAGTAACAACTAAAAAGAAAATTTACTTGTGCGAATACGGCGTGGTTGAAGAAGGAACAGAAGTAAATGTTTCTGATGAAATCATCGAACAGTTTGGTGAAGAAGTGTTTGATGGCATCGTAAAAGAAGATGAAGAACCTGTTGAAAAGCCAAAGCGTGGTAAGAAAACAGAAGAATAACAATTTAAGAGGGGTGCTTATGCATCCCTCTTTTTTACTACAAGGGGGCAATATGACACCTACTGATATATGCAATATGGCTTTGTCATTAATCAATGGCGGTAGGATATACGGCCTTGATGAAGAAACAGAAACGGCTAGACAATGTAGATTACATTACGATGCGACACGCAAGATGCTACTTTCACAATATGAATGGAATTTTGCGCGAAAGCGTGAAGAGTGCATACTATCTGAGCATAAACTAGCTGGCTATGAATTTGTTTATGCATATCCTGAAAAGTGCATCCGTATCCTTGGGGTTATTCCTAAAGGTGAACGATTTAGAGCGGAAAGCCAAAAGGAATATGATGTGTTTACTTTTGACGATAACACAAAGTACATAGTAAGCGATGTACCGCTTGCGTACATTGATTATGTGTACGATGTGAAAGATATAGATATATTTAGTCCTGTATTTATCCAAGCGTTAAAGTCTAAAATGGGTTCTGATTTAGCTATGCCATTAACTGGTAATAGCGGTTTATTTGATCAATGCTATAAGTTGTATCAAGCAGCAACGCAAGAGGCCAAGAGTTTGAGTGCTAAAGAACGTAGGCAAGATATGCCTTATGTTTCTAACTACGTAAAAGCAAGGAGATGGTAATCATGAAACCAATGTATATATCACAACTTGCATTTACAACTGGTGAGATTTCGCCAGATGTATCTAGGCGGTTTGACTTAGATCAATTTAAGAGTGCGTTGCTATTAGCAGAAAATGCAGTTGTTCGTCCTTATGGTGCAGTGGCTAGACGGCAAGGTTCAGAATATATAGGACAGGTTAAAAACAAGGATAAGTCTACACGGCTATTTGAATTTACGGCAGAAAATAATAAATCATTCTTGCTTGAAATCGGTGAGCGATATATCCGAGTATGGCGAAATGGTATTTATACAGGTATCGAACTAGAAACACCATTTGAAAGTGATGTTGTTGATAAATTGAACTGCATCCAAAGTGGCGATGTAATGTTCATTTGTAGCGGTAAATATCCAGTTAAAACGCTATCACGATATAGTGATACAGACTGGCGATTTGATACATATAAGTTGTCAGAGCAACCATACAGCGAAGTAAATGTTGATAAAGAAAGTACTGTAACATTGAGTGGCGATACATTAACTGCTACAAAAGACATGTTCAATGCTGACATGGTAGGCTCGGTAATGCAGATTGAACACTATGTAAAAGCAATTACAACTAGCAGTACTGGCTCAGTAATTGAGAGTAGTAGGTGGGTATATAGCGGTGAAAACGGCCACGAAGTGCATAATACAGATTATAACAATATCAATTATGATGTAGAACAATTCAGTAGTGATGAGGATTTATCATGGAAATTCACATCACACGGCACGTGGAATGGTACTGTTAAAATTCAAATCAGTAACGATGGTGGTACAACATGGAAAGATTACCGAGTGTACACATCTAACAACGATTATAATGTAACGGATACAGGCAAGGTTACACCTAGTGCTAGATTGAAAGTTGTATCTGATTTGAAAGGCGGTAGCGTTAATGTAGACCTATCATTCTTGCCACATTCCAACTATGGTGTAGTTGAAATTAAAGAATTTGTTGATAGTAAGCACGTTAAAGTAAATGTATTGAATAGCGTTGTAGAAAATGAAGCTACATCTAAATTCAGATTTGGACAATGGGGCAAAGGTCTTGGTTATCCTCGTGTATGTACGTTTTACCAAGATAGATTTGTCCTAGCGTCTAGCGCTCAATATCCTAACTACATATGGTTTAGTCGCACAGGTGATTATTCTAACTTCGGTGTAGAAAAGGTAGGCGGTACGATTACAGATGATAGTGCAATCACACTACCAGTAATTAATCGAAAAATGTATGACATTAGACATTTGATACCTGCTAATGACTTATTGATTTTGACGAGTGGTAACGAATGGATAATCGATGGTAGCAAGACTATCACACCGACTAACTGTAATTTACGTACACAAACACAACGTGGTGCATCTGAGTGTGAGCCACAATACATAGGGAATAGATGTGTATACGTACAAGCTAGAGGGTGCGTAGTACGTGATATGGGTTATTCTTATGAAAGTGATAACTATACAGGGGCTGACTTAACTCTATTCGTTAAGCACTTAACCAAGTATCGTAACTTTATTACGAGCGCTTATGTACAAGATCCAGATAGTATCGTTTACTATGTTACAAATGATGGCAATATCGATTGTCTAACTTACATTCCTGAGCAAAAGGTGTATGCATGGTCGCATTTCACCACTAAAGGCAAATACAAATATGTTGAGAGCGTGGCAGAGGGCGAACAAGATAGTCTATATGTTATCGTTGAGCGTGAATTCAAAAGCGGTACAGTCATATGTATTGAACGATTTGAGCCAATGTACAATGCGGATAATAACAACGTGTACATGGATTGTTATATCAGACAAACTAGCACAGAGAATATCAGCACTATCACAGTACCTCATCTGATTGGTGAGGATGTACAGATTGTAGTTAATGGTAGGGAACGGCCAATTAAGGAAGTACCACCTACGGCAATTATTAATATCGATGGTAAAGCACAAAGTGTAGCCGTTGGTATTAACTACACTACACGATTACGTATTCCAAGTATTGAAATGCAAATACAAGATGGTACATTGCAAGGTAGACAATTAACGATGAGTAGGCTATCAATGAATTTATTAAATTCGTTCGGTGGTAAAGTCGGAAGAAACTTCAACCATATGGATGACATCTCTCTACCGCCACTCAAATTATATAGCGGAGATAAGGTATGTATATTGCCAAAATTCGATGGAGTGTACTCAACGGATGTATCTGTATGTATTTTGCACGAAAAACCTTATCCATTTAACCTTTTGAGCGTTACAAGAGAGGTAGAAATAGGCGGAGGATTCCCAAATGTTACAGGACTTTGAGATTTGCCCTGTAAGGCACGCTTCATTAATTCATGACTTATATATCAACTTACGGACTATAGACACCTTAGAGGTCGATATAGCGAACCAAAATTTTCCGAATTATGGAAAAAATGATTTTGTAAGGGATATATGTAGTGATGATTATGAAAACCATATAGTAATTGAGAATGATTTACCGATAGCGGTATATGGTATCTCTAAAATGCCAATTAATGGAATGTACTGCATTTATTTCTTGGGAAACAAAGTATTAGATACTAATTTGAAACTACAAAAGGAATTTCTAAAGAGGAGTAACGCAATCATAAATGGGTGGATAACCACCCATGAATGTTTATTCAATTTCATACACAAAGATAACAACCGCTCCAAGAGATGGCTTACATCACTAGGGGCGGTTATTCATTCTGATATTACACATAACGGAATGGAACTATTTACATTGAGAAAGGGGGATGCGAATGTGTAATCCTATTGCATTAATGGCAGGTCAATTGGTTACTACATTATGGGGTCAACATCAACAGACAAAAGCACAAACTGCAATGTACAATGCGCAAGCACAAGCAGCGGAAGCTAATGCACGTATATCTGATAGGAAACAACAGGATATTGCCAATCAAGCACTACAAGAGCGAGATAAGATGGACAATAAAATGCGGTTGGTGGCAGGTCAGAATACGGCAGAAGCAGGCGCTACAGGGTTATCCATGAGTGGTACACCATTACAATTAATGGCTAGTAGCTACGATGAATACAACAAAGATATTAACAACTGGGAAACTAGCAAAAACAATAGCATTTATAATGAATATCTTAATGGGGTTAATTATCGCAATGAAGCTAGTAGTGCAAGAGCGGCTGCATCTAATGCGAAAACGCAAGGGCGATTGCAAATGCTTGGTACTATCTTGAGTGGTGCATCTAGCATATATGGAATGAAACAACAATATACTGGTGGTAAATACAAAACTCAATATGGCGGTGATGTAAATGGTGTAACAGAAAGACCAGTTAAAACAGTTAAGAAAGTTTGGACTTTTAACGGCAGGTAACTATGAAATTAGTTAATTATGAACAAAATGAAAGATTGAATACAGTTAATGGTGAGTTTAGACCAACGATCAATGCGGAAGCATATGGTGTTAATCAAAACGGAATTAATACATTTGCAAAAGCATTGGATGATGCATCTAAAACTTGGCTTGAAATCGACAAACAAAAAGATTATATCAATGCTACAAATGCTATTAATGAATTTAATCAAAAAGTAACTGAATTAAAATTTGATAAAGATAAAGGATTAATGTACCAAAAAGGTATGAATGCGCAAGGGATACTACCTACATACCTTGAAAGTACACAAAAATTCCAAAGCGAACTTGCTGCTAAATATAACTTACGTACAACTGATGCGGTAAACGCTTTCAATAAAGCAGTTGAAACATCAAAAACAAACGATTTAGATGGTATATCTAGGTACATGAGAGGTCAGTACGAGGATGCACTAAGCACAGCCACACAAAATCAAATCAATAACTTGAATAACAATCTGTTACAAACGGGTGATGTTAATCAACAAATGAAAACATTAACATTAACAGGCGATTTAATAGAAGCAACTGGTAAACAATTAGGGCTTGATGATGAACAAATAGCATCTAAAAAACAACAAAACTATGATCTTAATGCTAAAACCTTATTAGATAAAACTGTTGCTGATAATAATTCAGAAACATTGGACAAGCAGTTGACTGCATTAACTGGGCTTGCTAGTGAGAATGTATTAACACCATACAGAAAAATGTACCAACAAATGGGTATAAACAAAATTGCTAACAATGAAAACGATTTTGGCGCAATTCGATTGGCTGCAGGCGATGATGTAAATCGTGGTATGGACATTATGGGTTCACGCATACGTTCGCAAATGGAAGCTAAGAATAAGGAAGCTATGCAGTCAGGTGTTGGTGCTAATCAACATTTATGGAAATTAGCACAATATGCACATAATAAGTATGGTATCAACACGGAAATTGCATACAGGCAGTTATATGCGGAAGGAACAGAAGGCGGTGAACTAAGTAGATTAGCAAGAGAAAATCATAACTACGCAGGGCTAACTCAATCAGAGCCTAACGGAGAAGAGAACAAACAACCACCTGAAGATGGAACGAATTATTACAGAATGTATAATTCCGACGAAGAGTTTGTGGATGATTGGATACCAAATTTTATTCAACGCATGGGTGCGTTGAATGCACAGAATGTAGACGAATATGCGGATAAGTTAAAAGCAGGTGGATATTATGGCGCAGGTGCAGAACATTATAAAGCATTAATGCGCAATGCGCCTATGACTAAAGGCGGTCAACCTGTTTTTTCTGAAGATCAGATTGAAAAGGCAGTTAAACAAGGCCGTGAAAATTATAAAGGTTGGCTGACAATGCAAATGAACATCGAAGCCAAGCAAGCTAAAGATAGAATTACTGCAGCTAAAATTGTATATAACCAATTAATAGCAAAAGGCGATTATGTAGGTGCATCATCTTACGCACACGCACAAGCAGCAGGCGCACAGACCGATATGGAAAAGGAAGCGTGGAGCGATACAGAAGCATCAATGCGACCTAAACTTGATTCTATGTATGAAAAAGGCCTTAAATTGAATGCAAAACAAAAGTTTGAGTTAAAAAAATATGCTGAAACTCATACATACGAAGAAACACTAGCACACGCACAGAGAGTGTACCCTGATAAAGTTGTTGATGATAGTTTTGATGAAGTGTTACTCGAAGCGAACGATAACCGATTAAAGGCTAACAAAATTGATTTAACACCTTATGATAGCGAAATTCAAAGTGCGTTACCTGCTGACAAATCATTGCGTTCAAGTTTTGAATACGGTGTAAAACAAGAGATGTTAAGTCGTAAAGCTGACTTTGAAAGCAAACACGGCAGAGCGCCTACAGAAGCAGAAATGCATGATATATTTGAGGGCGCATTGGCAACACAAACATTACGAAGTACGGAAAAACCATATTTCGGTGATGGTGATGATTATAGCTCGCCTATTAGTGCAGCAAGTAATAGAGCTATGGGCATCGTACATGTTGAGCCTGTTGGCAATCATTATGTACGTGTAACTTATCAAGATGGTTCTACGAGTGATATTTATGAAAGCGTGTATAACAACATGCAAAGACGATATAACGATAATGGAGATTAACAATGGCTAAACAAACGCTTGAACAAGAACGGCAAGAAGCATTAGCCGTACAGAATGGTTATGTAAAAACCGCACCATCGTTTAGTGCTAATGCTGGTGTGCAATCTAAACCTACTGGCGGTTTTACAGAATTGGGTAATGCAATAGGAAATGGCATTGATAACGCACTAAATGTAGCTGATAGTGCTATTGATGCTATTAAAGCTATTGCAACTACACCACGTGTTATGCAAGAAACAAATGCTGATGGTACAACTACATATTATCCATTTGGGAAAGCTGATAACCCATATCAAGGCTTAGAACCGCTTGGACAATCGTTACAAAAAGTACTACCTACTGGAGTTATAAGTAACACAGATAGATTATTTTTGTATAGCAATGACAACCTACGTTATAACGAAGCTGTTAGAATGGGTAAGGTGTTGGATATCGACCCAGATATAATTATGCGTGGCGATGATAAAGCCTTTGAACGTGCTGATTATTTATCAAGACGAGTAGAACGTGGTGCAGTATTACAAGATATATATGATGAATTTCCAGAATTATATAAAGTAAAATATGGTTCGCAAGCAGAACAATTACAAGCTATCAATAATCTACAATCTATTCGTGCTACAAAATCTACATTTGATGCAATTCAGCAAGGTATTTGGTCTATGAATGATCAGATGAAACTTGGTGATGTAGGATTTGAATTAGCACATACAACCGACCCAGAGCGTATTCAAGAGTTGACTGCTGAGATGGAACGCTTGCAAAACAATCTAAAAGAATATAGAACATCTGACGGAACAAATCCATTACAAGAAATTTTAGGACAAACAGCAGCACAAACATATATGATGGGTAAGCAAGGCGGTGTAGGTGCAATTGTAGGGGCTGTAATTGGTGGTGCTATCGGCGGTTTAGCAACAAATGGTGCTGGCATTGGTGCAGGTGCATTAACTGGTGCTAAATGGGGTGGCGGTGCTGACATGACATATGAAATGTACAAAATGTCATTCGGTAACAAATACCTAGAATTAATTAATAAACGTGATGCAAATGGTAATAAAGTATACTCTAATGATGAAGCCTATAAATACGCTATGACATATGCTGCAGCTGATACTGCTATTGAAATGGTATCTACACGTTTCATGGTTAAAGGTATAGGTAAAGTAGCACCTAAAGCAGTTATGTCAAAAGTATTACAAGGTGCTACAAGTGATACACTGGCAACATTTAATAGGGGCATTGGTACTACTGTTGCACAAATGGCTAAAGCATCTGTTAAGGCTGGCGGTTCTGAATTAGTTGAAGAGGGATTGCAAGACATTAACGAGAAATTCCAACATAACCTATACCGCAATGATAATGACCCAGAGGGAGTATATTCTGTAGGTGATATGGCAGTAGGTGCAGGCGGTGCAATGTTGCAAGCCTTACCTGCAGTCATCGGTTTAGGTGCAATTGGTGGTGGTATTAGTGGTATCCACACTATGAAAGCGTTTCATGAATTTCAAAAGCTAACACCAGAAGAACAACAACACGCAATCATGGCCGAGCAAAATAGAAATGGCACTGCTATTATGCAAGCATTAAAACAAGATGCATCGTCAAATAAAATGGCAAAAGAAAACCCTGAACTGTACGGAAAAATTGTACAAGCACAGGGCGATAATGTAGGTGTATCCACTGCATATGTGAATGTCAATGAAATGGCGGAAACCGAAGAGGGGCAACAAGCTATTAAGAATATGATTGATAGTGGCTTGGTAACGCAAGAGGAAGTATCGAAGAGTATCGAAGCTAATGCAGATATTCCTGTACCAATTGGGAAGTATGCACAGTTAAGCGGTGGCTTGACGGAAGAAACTGTAAAGGCACTAGAAGAAAGCACATACTTTACTCGTGGCGGTATGAGTATGAAAACCCTTGAACGTGCAAAAGCGGAAGTGGAAGCCTTTAATAATAACCTAGTTGATGCAACAGAAAAGAAAGCAGCACGAGTTAAGGAAAGCATTATCCGTGATGAATTTGAAGATGCAAGCGGCATTGATCGTGAAGTACTAGACCAAGTATTCGCTAACCCTACTCAGGTTAAACAAGCATACAATAACTTGTACAAAAACCTAGTGCAAGAGTATCGTGAAAATTACGCAAGCGACTTTGACAATATGGATAATGATATCAAGGAAGCTACGGCAAGTGGTGTAGAGCCACAATGGCTAACTGATTACAAGTCTAATAATGGCGGTAAAGCACCACGCACGAATGCAGAACGTAGACGTGCAGCATTTCATTCAAGCGTAGCGAAAGCACAAACTGCATTTGCTGATAATACGGAAGCACTTAACCAAAGCAATATCCATCATGCTGATATGGAGCATACGCTACAACAAATTGAAAGCCTTGAAAGATTGCATGATAAGATTTTCACGTTAGCTAATAACGATATAGCATTACGGATGCAATTATCCAAGAGTGGCTATGAAGTGTACAACAAAGTAGTTAAAGCAATTGGTGAAAGTACCGACAGAAAACAACGTGAAACGGCAAAAGCTAATGCGTTGTTGATGGCACACCATGCTGATGTAATGGCACAATATATGCGACAAATGGGCCGTGGTGGATATACCGCTATGGACTATTTGCGTGATAGCGTGCGTATCAACATGAATGCTATCTTTAATGGTGAAGATGGCTATGCACAATCTGTAATAATGCAACAAATAATGAATAATGACATACAAGCGTGGAGTAACGTAATTGATAATCATTTAAATGGACAACCAATTACTGGGAGTGTAAAACTCATGGATAGCCCTATGGTATTACAGCTTATAAACGCTGTTGGTGAAATCGATATTAATCCAAGCGTAATAAAAAAAGCATTAAATGGGAAACATGTAGGGCAAATGGATGCTGAAGTATTAAAGCAGTTACCCAAAAAAATCGCTAATCCTATTGCTATTTTTAAGAATTATGATCCAGTAACTAAACAAGTCATTCCTAATGAATACGTTGTGGTATTGGATGCATACGCTAATAATAAACAGGGAATTAATGCTAGTGGCGAGAATATTCAAGTTGTAATTAAAAATACAACAGTATTTAATGGACGTAAAAAAACATGGCAAGCTAATAAAATTAAAACAATAACTCCGAGACGCAATGCTAATTGGTACATAAATCAGTTGAACAATGGCAATTTGGTTTATTGGAACACAAAAAAAATAAACCGCTTAGTAACCAGCAACAGGCAACAAATCGCCCAACTAGGTACTAAACAGTTTATATTTAACAATAGTATACCAAATGAAAAAGATTTAGACAAGCTCCGAAAACAACATAATTATCAGTACTATCAATCAGCATGGCATGGTTCACCACATGACTTTGACACATTTGATTTAGGTGCTATTGGTACTGGTGAGGGTAATCAAGTGCATGGTTGGGGTTTGTATTTCGCTAAAGATAAGAAAGTATCTGATTTATATAGACGTGAATTATCTTTAATTCATGATGTTGATAAAGGCACATTATTTAAAGTTGATGTTCCAGATACTAAAACAATGATTGATGAACAGCAGTCATTAAATGTTTTAAGTAAAGAAACAAAGCAAAATTTAAAAGCAGCAATTAATGCGTTACCAGAACAAGAAAAAGAAGTATTTATCAATGAATATACAAATAGCCCTTTATTTAACCATTATGCAAAAAAAGGAATCGATGAGTTAAACCGTAAGTTTAACCAACTAAATGATGAGTATGATTTACTTAAAGATAAATACCTTGATAAATATATTGAGGGAGATCTTAACACCATTACTCAGAGAACCATAAATCGATTAGCTGAAAAATATAACATTGATTTAAAGGCACTAAAAGAAAATCCTGATAGTATAAAAGATGTAAAAAATCAACTAGATACAATGTGGTTTAATGCTTTTAAAGAAAATGGTATGGCTGGTAAAAAGTATAGGGAAATTTATTGGGGTAAGTATAAAGAAGATTTCTCTACACTATTAAATGATAGTGGCATAAATGGTAGAGATTTTTATATGGCCCTATCTAAAGCACTAGGCGGCACAAAACAAGCATCAGAATATCTTAATAAGTATGGTATTAAAGGTATCACTTATGTTGGAGAACAGGACGGACGATGCTATGTAGTGTTTGATGATAAAGCAATTAAAGTCATCGAAAAGTACAATCAATCCGTTAATGGTATGACTGAAATCATGAGTGATGGTGAACGTATCATCAGCATTTTCAAAACTGCTGATAGAAGTACATTCTTACACGAAATGGGGCATGTATTCTTTGATGACATTCAAAAACTAGCATCTATGGATAATGCACCTAGTCAACTTGTAACAGATTGGAACAAGTTGAAAGAGTGGAGTGGTTGGGTTGATGGTGAAAACGTAGACAATACCAAAGCACATGAGAAATTCGCACGAGGTTGGGAAAGCTACTTACGAAGTGGCGAAGCACCAACAAAAGGACTACAACGAGTATTCCGTCAATTCTCTAAATGGCTAACTCGTATTTATCGCAGTGTACAACGTTCAGGCGGTGAAGTACCATCTGACATTAAAGATATAATGGCACGCATGATAGCTACGCAAGATGACATTGAAAACTACGCACATGAGCAAGCATTAGAGCAATTTGAAAATACAAAATTGTATCAACAATTGAGCGAAACCGAACAAGCACGAGTGCAAGGATACATCGCTGATATTAAAGAAAAAGCAAAAGAACGTGTAATGCGTAAGTACATGAAAGAGTTAGATAATCGACCTATTAAAGAATGGGAAGATGTAAAATACGATGTACAAGTTGCAATAGAAAAACGATTAATCGAAGAATATCCTATCTATAAAGAACATCAACGATACATGGCATTGGGTGATGGTGCATTGGAGAATACTCAATATCGAACTATTGAGGGATTAGAAAAGGCGGAACGTGAGGAAGCTGGCAGTACTTACGATGAAGCAGTAGCACAGGAAATGGAAAACGCTAGAAATGAGTTTGTTAATGATCCAAACGCAGGCAAATCTAACCAAGAAATAGCCGAAGAAATGCTACTATCCAATCAAGGACAAATGGAACTTACTCAAGAGGAAGCACGCTTGATTAAGGCACATACCAATAAGGAACTGGCGAAAAACTGGGAACTACTAAGCAAACTACAAAAACTAGACCCTAGTAGTGAAAATCTTGATGAGGAACTAAAACCAATCGAGAAAGAACTTACAAACGATGCGGCGAAAGTATCTAAAGAGTTAGCAAGTACTGCTAAAGAACTTGATACTGCACAAGATAAGATTGAAAGTCTAAAAGCACAGTTACAAGAACGCATTGATGCGGTTCGTGCAATTCGTGATGGTGGATTTGGTACAATTCCGAAATACATGGAACGTGCTAAAAATGAATTAGGTGATTTGACATTATCTCAAGCTAGTCAGTATAAAAAGTATCAAAATCAAGCCGTAAGAGACGGCAAGAAAGCGGATAGTGCATTGGCTGTTGGTAAAGTTGACGAAGCATTATATGCTAAACAATCTCAAATGCTTAATCAAGCAAGGGCAAGAGTAGCGTTTGAAAATTCTAAGGCTATTAAGAAACTACGCACTAAACTATTAGACCAACTAGGCAGAATGACACGAAGTCAAAACCCTATCATGATTGAGCCTAACATGCGTTATTTCTACACACATATGGCATATCAAATGGGATTGACTAAGTATGATGGCTTAAAACCTGTTGATGGCTTTGATATGATGTCAGTTATTAAAGCATTAGATGCAGATGCTGACATCATGGGTGATAAAGAAGCTACTGTAGAACTTGAAGATTGGGTAAAAGAAATGTTTAACGCTCAATCACCTAGAATGTTTAGTACTCTAAAAATGAGCGAACTCGAACAGTTAGAGGAACTTATGACAGGGATGTACAAGAATGGTAGAAATCAATATGATGGAAGCACACTAATCGATGAAAAAGGAAATAACGTTACATTTGATGATGCGATTTCTCAAATCATAGAAACTGCATCCGCTACATTTGGCCGAGATAATGGGAATGTATTCAATGAACTCAACAATCGTAGTAAAGTTGATGCATTATCTAATAAAACAAACGACTTCCATTTAGCGTTGCTTAAAGTCGAAACATTCTTGCGTAGATTAGATGGCGGTAAAAATGGTGTGGCGGTGCGGTATATCTACGACCCAATCGATAAAGCTACTCGAAAATTCAATGAGTACAAAGAAAAATCTATGTATAGATTGGCCAGAGATGTAAAAGCGGTATATTCTAAGAAACAACTCTTTGATGTTCGTAATGATCATCTATATAACGTAGGCGAATTACGCAATGTTACCAAAGAGCAAATCATCATGCTTGCCTTGAATTGGGGTACAGAAAAGAATAGACAACGTGCATTGGAAACTATCCAAAGTAATGAAGTAGAAATGGAACGAGCGTTCCAAGAATACATGACCGATAAGGACTGGGAATTTGTAATTCGTACATGGGAACATATCAATTCATTCTACGAAGAGCGTAGTAAGGTACAAGAGGAATTGTATGGTAATCCTTTGAAGAAAGAAAAAGGTATTACATTCACAATTGGCGGTAGAGAAATACAAGGTCAGTATTTCCCTATTGTGTACAATCCTAAAGTAAGTGCTAAAGTATCTGATTTTGAAACAGAGAATATTGCTAAAACGATGATTGCTAGTAATGCAATCTTTGGTACAGGCATGGGTGCTACTAAATCACGTTTGGATGTAGTTAAAGGTAAATCCTTAATGCTTGATTTCGATGTTATTCCTAATGCTATTACGGAAGCTATTAACCACGTTACTATGCGTAAAGCAGTAACAGATGTAAATAAATTGATAGGTAATAGCCGTTTCCAAGAATATATCGTTGATAAATTTGGTATGGAAACCTACCAATTCTTGCGAACTTGGGTCCGTGATAACTGGAAAGATGAAGCAGCAAAAATGAGCGAAGTCGGAAAGTTATTAATGACCCTTAAGAAAAACACTACAACAGCAGTTATGTCAGGCCGTATACCAGTAGCGTTGCAAAATGCGTTGAACATTCCAGTTGCTATGTATCGTATCGGTGTAGGGAACACACTTAAAGCCATTTATAGTGCTGGTGCTGGGTTCTACGGATACGGAACATCAACATATAATGCGACACGTGATTTTGTGTTATCTCAATCTATATTCATGAGGGAACGTGTTCAAACACTAGATAAGGACTTGAAACAAGGGCTATCTATTGAGGGTAAAGGCTTACGCATTGGTGATACAAATATCGGTGGTTATAAGTTAGAGCAACTGGGTGAAGTCAGAGACGATATAAACCAAATGGGGTTCAGGCTTCTAACCGAAACCGATTTTGCACTATCTATCCCTGTATGGAAATTTGCCTATGACCAAAAAATACTTGAACTACAATCTAAAGAGGGACTAACCGCTGAATTTGTAGAGCAAGAGGCGATAAGTGCTGGTGATAGAGCGGTACGAGATATATTCGGTAGTGGTGATACAAAAGATAGTGCAGCTATTCAACGTTCAAGAGATGCATGGGTTCAATTGTTCGTACCATTCTATTCTTATGCGAATACCCTTTACAATATCATCGCAGAGGGCAACTATGCACGGAAAGACCAAGGCAACTATTGGCAATTTGTGCGTGTGTTATGGTGGACAGTAGCTATTCCAGCATTATGCATGATGGTGTACAAAGCTATGACGAATGGTGATGATGACACACCAGAAGATTTAGCAAAATCGTTTATTGAAGAAACCGCATCACAAGCAATGATGGGTGTACCTATTATTCGTGATATATCAAATATGGGTATGAAATACATCTTGGGTGAAAAGGTATTCAGTAAAGGGAATACGGTGATAGGTCTATCCATTATCGAAAAACTATATGATGTGATGGGTGCTATTACATCGGACAAAAAAGATGGTGCTGATTTAGGTCGCAGCCTATCGCAAGTATCAAATCGCCTCACAGGATTTAGTGATACTATAACCGATGGATTGTGGACAATGTCTAAATTTGCACTAACCGATACAGATGCTAAATTAGAAGATATGATTATGGCTATCATTTTAGATAAAAAGCTAAAAGATAAAAAATCCAAAAAGAAAGACAAGCATTAATAAATAAGGACTACTCAATTATGGGTGGTCCTGTTTAATTAGAAAGGGGAACAAATATGATACCAGAGGTCAAAAAACCTAGTGTAGTTTATCAATGTGATGGAGCAAACAAAAAATGGGCATGGCCGTATGATTTTAATAAAGTTGAAGATATAGCTTTAATCATTGTTGGTGTTGACGGCACTGAAAGCGTGCAAACAGGAAATATCGATTACGACAAGGAAAACAAAATATTAACATATCCTGCTGATGGTGATCCATTAGATAATACTCACAAAATTATTCTTGAACGTAGAACACCGATTAAACAGGATACTGATTTGCCTGATGAGTACCCTTTCCAGAATATTGAACACATGACGGATAAGGTAACATTGATTTTGCAAGAAATGCAGGAGAAGATGAATAGAGCCTTATTAATCCGTGTGAGTAGCGATGAGGATGCAACTACAGTTGCACGTAAGATTGTAGATACATCAACAAAGGCAGCGAATGATGCGATTGATGCGTATACAAAAATCAAAGCAGAAAGCGAGGCTATCAATGCTAATGCAGAAACGATTAAAACATTGGGCGGTGAAATTACAGAATTAAGCCGTACAGTTGATGATAAATTAGCGACTAGCAATAGCGCACTTGACAAATCGAGCGCTAATGTAACGAAAACGGAAAAGCTAGTAGTAGATGCAAAAGCATATGCAGGACAAACAACTGTAGATAAGCGTGATATTAATGAGTTAGTCAGTCAAGCACGCAATTTAAAAACAGACATTGACAATAAACAAACATCAATCGCAAGTAACGTAATTAAAGCAACAGATGCGGCGGAACGTGCAGAAGCCGCAGCCAATAAAGCGGAACAAATCGCCTTGCCTCATGGCGGTGGTTTGATCACAAAAACCGAAGCAGATACAAAGTTTATCACTAAAGATAGCCTATATGGCATCGTATCTGTTAAAGACTTTGGAGCAGTTGGTGATGGTGTAGCGGATGATACGGCAGCGTTCAAACGTGCTAACGATAATTTAAAAAACAAAATATTGTTAATCCCTAATGGCATCTACAAAGTGAATGAACATGTTTCATTTGATACTGTTGATAGTGTTATGGATATGGGAATATATAGCAATATCAAACCATTCTATCCTACTGAAACACCGATGTTAAAAGGTGCATCCAATATCGCATTTGTTAAAAATATCCGATATGGTGATGAAGTCAACCAATGTCAAGGCTTTACCTACAACGATAAAAAGAATGTGTTTGTGTTAGCTTGTATTAATAGTGATGGCACAAAGCAAAATATATATGAACTCAATCCAGATACATTTGAAATCGTAGGTACGTATAAGTTTAGCGACCAAGACAGAATGGGGCATTGTAACACTATGTGCTACAACAAAAATACGAACAAAATTTATTTTGCCAATGGTTTGAAGAATGGAAATAACTTATCTGTATTTAATGCGGATACTATGACATTTGAAAAGACTATTACATTGAATGAACGTGTATTTAATATCGGATATGATCCTATCACACGAACCTATGTAAGCATCGTACCGATTAGCGGTCAACAACGATTGCGTGAAGTCAACTTGTACAATGATGATTTTCAAAAAATAAAAACCTATCAAATTGATTACCAATATGATGACTTTAATAATAATGGGGCATTGATGCTTAACGGTTGCATCATGAGTGCAACGCTCGGTAGTTTGGTAGAATGTACACCGTTCGGAACAGTCAAACAAATTATTGAGATTAATAAGACTACAGAAATTGAGGATATAGCATATTACAATGGCAAATTCTATTTTGCGGTTTTAACTATGCAACCTAACAAGCGACATAGAGTTGATATTTATGTTGGTGATCCAAATAAGGATTATCAGAACTCTATCAATACTGCAAGATTGGCTAACCTTGATTACCTTAAATTAACTGGTGGTAATGTAACTGGTGCAATTAAAATGGCTAACGATACATTGATTGAGGGTTTTAAGCCTGATGGTCATAGTGTTGGAATGGTTAAAGTATCTACTAGTGGTAATGTAGAAGTTGGCGATGCATCTGTAAATACGATTGCAAAAGGTAAAGAATTTAAATACTATGATGGCACAGATAGCTACACAGTATTAACCACCAAACATTATGACAAGGCTATATATAGCAAGACTAAAGCGGACGAAGTATTTGTCAAAAAAGATGATGCAGGTTCATTTGGCTTTCCATATTCTAAATTAGATACCGCAACAGATTGGAATACACTTACAACGCAAGGGTGCTACGAAATCAATTTCGATGGTGGTGCTAATAATCCACCACGTTCGCATAAGCAAGGCATGTTGATTGTCTTTAACTTTGGAGATGGCAAATTAATCGACCAAACATTGCATACATTAAATGGTGAAACTTATCATCGTACTTTCATGGCTGATGAATGGAGTAGCTGGGGAAGAGTACAAACATCGTTAAATAGTAGATTGCAGTTGTGGAGTGCGGACGGAACAAACGAGGTATACATAGATGGCTAAGTTAGTAGTAAATATTAAAGGTCAATCCGAGGCATTTGGATTGACAGATGATGCACGAGATATTGGCGGTAATGATTATTTAACTGTATCTAACGGAAACAAAAAACAGTACGCACGATTAGGGAATAATGTTACTAAGTTAATCCTTAGAAAAAACAATCAGAAATTCTATGTGCAAAAAGATCCGACTTTTTTTGAAAATAAAACGTTTAGTGTTGTTGAAAAAACACATGCGTTTGATATTTATTTACCGACAGGTAAATATTTTATCGTTCCGAGCGACAAAGAAGTTATTGTATCGAAATCAAATTTTTATAAAGTCATATTAAATCGTTATAGTTCTATAGGAAATATATATAGTGTTGAGATTAAAAATGATACAGATAGAATTCTTTATAATTGGAGAGTTGCAATCAGTGAAAAAACTTTCACCATTAGTAGATCAAATAAAATAGACTAACAATTACAGGGAGATTAGTATGATAGAAATCTTTATTCCAATATTTAACGAAGTGTTTAACGTGAGTGAAGCGGTACGCATATCATTGGCTATATTCACAACAGTTATTCTTGTGTTTATAGATACAGTTTTACGAGTATTAGTGGAAGCAAGGAATTACAACCTAGCAACAAAGAGAGAAGTTACAATCAAAAATACTATACTAGCTATCCTATGGAGAGGTTGGGCTACAGTAGAAATTAACGGAAAACATAAACGATTTTTAGTGAGTGGTAAGCTACGAGCGGATATGACTAAGAAGCTAGTCAAATCCTATCCGTGGCTTTTTTTGTTAGCGTTTATTCTATTAACATTGCCTGATGTAGTAGTACCTGTATTGGGCCGTGTGGATATATTCCTATGCACATTGTTGTATTTGATACCTATATTTATCGAATTGGCATCGTGCGTAGAAAACATGATAGAACTCGAATTGGTAGAAACGAGGTGGTTCAAACGTGCAATAGGATTGTTTAAACAGGTGATTGATTTCGTCAAATCGGTAAAGGAAGCGATTAAATGAAGATTAACTATGAGGATATGATTACGCTGATTGCCTTGGCTAGTGCGTTAATCATGACTATCTATCTTGAACAAAAGGATTTGGCAAGCGTGATAGTCGGTGTATTGGGTGGTTATATTGGTGCAACAGGCGGTGTTAAGCGTTCCCAATATATGAATAATGGGGGTAGTGTTGATGAAAAAAAGGAGTTGGAGAAATGAACGAATTAGGGAATTTAAGTGCAGTATATGAGAGTAATGGAGACCCTGCTTGTGTATCAAGTGGGGTTAATGATGCAGGCGGTATTTCCTACGGCACATATCAACTAGCTAGTAATTGCGGTAGCGTTGATGAATTTCTAGGTTGGGGATTACGGCAAGGCGGATTTTACACAGATTACGCAAGAGCATTGGTAGATAGCGGTGAAATTAATAGTGATGAATTTATCGACCAATGGAAAGAACTAGGCACTATTGATAGACAAGGATTTGCACAAATGCAACATGACTACATCAAAGCTAAATACTACGATGTAGCGTGTAAATTGTTACAAGACAATCTATTCCATGTAGATAAACATTCAGACACATTGAAAGATGTTATATGGAGTAGAACAGTACAATATGGCGTAGGCAATATCGTTGATATGTTCAACGATGCATTGAAGTTAATGGAAAAGGCTTTGAATTTAGAATTGCCTAATTTGTCATACGTTGATGATAAGCGGTTTGACTATGATTTAATCGCTTGCATCTACGATATATGCATGAGTGTTGAGTGGAATAATAGTGTATTACGTGATAGTTTGAATGAGCGTTTTGCAGATGAAAAATTTAGAGCGTTAGAAATGCTACAAATTGAATTAAATGAGGTGTAAGCCATGTTAATTAGTAAGTTGGTACAAACTATCAAGGAACACTATAAAATAGCCGTAGCGATTATCCTATGCGTTTTTATCGCTATTGTTGGTGTAGTAATGTATCATCACAAACAAAAACAATTAGAAAAGCCTATTGTACTCACACAAGAACAGGCGAAATCACCTCATGAGTTGTCAAAAGCAATCCATGTTACTGAACAAGAAGCACAAGAAGTTATTTCCAAAAAGGAAAGTACTCAACCAATAGCGACTTATTACACACAAGCACCTACTGTAGAAAAGGCTGCAGAAAAGGTAAAACAGGATATTGCACATAGCAACCCTAATGTACATAAAGCAGCAACAGAAAAATCTGATAGAACCGCAGTAGTTGCTAACACCGATGAACAAAAAGTCGATGTGTACAAAATCAATCTAAACAAAGGACACAAAATAAAAGCTGGTGTTACTTTGATAGATAAAAAAGCCTATGAAACCATAGGCTATCAAGCAGGTAAATTTGAAGTGTTAACGCATTTCAATGGACAACATTTAGAGGGCGGTAGCGCACTTTACACAGTAAAGGAATGGTGATCTAAATTATCTCCGAGTTGCACGGATTGCAACAATCAACTATTAATTGACAGTTGGAAAGTATTACTTTATAACTGAAAGGAATAACACAATGGCACAAGTATTTACATTTAACGGAAAAACACATCAATTCGCAGAAGATATTCAACCAAATAAAGAGGGGTTATACATGGCCACTCTAAAAGATGGTGATAATGTAACGTGTGAAATGTGGTTCGTAAACGGCGAACTACACCGATTAATTGAATTAGACTAA